ATATCCTAAATTTAATCGTGATTATGTAATACGAACTCCCTTCTTTAAGAATTTAGATTCTGGGGATATGAATGATTTACGATTCCAAAGTCTATATGATGATGTATACAGGTATGGTTTACGTAATTCTCAACTACTTACCTGTGCTCCAACTGGCAGTATTGCAACTATGTTAGGAGTATCCACAGGTTGCGAACCAATTTTTGCAACTTCATATACACGTAAGACTGAATCCTTAGTAAATGAGGAGAGGTATTACAAGGTATATACACCAATTATAAAGGAATTAATTGATAAAGGGTTCTCAGAAGAAGCTTTACCCGAGTATGTAGTTACATCAGAACAGATTCCATATAGAGAAAGAATTAAAGTTCAAGCAACTTTACAGAAGTTTATTGATGCTTCTATTTCTTCTACCATAAATCTTCCAGAGTCAGCTACTATTGATGATGTAGAAACTATTTATAGATTAGCTTGGGAGGAAGGTTTAAAGGGTGTTACAGTTTATCGTTCTGGATGCAAAAGAGGTGCAGTGTTATCAAAGAATCCCGTAATTAAAGAATGCTTAAAACGTCCTGAATCTGTTGAAGCTAAACTAATTAGATTTAAGAATGGTTCTGAAAATTGGATTGCATTTGTAGGTCTCATTGACGGAAGGCCTTATGAAATCTTTACTGGAATTAATAACATTGAAGATTTCCCGATTCCTACCTCAATAACTGAAGGTGAAATTATCAAAGTAAAAGACTCATTAGGAAAGCGTTATGATTTTCAATATACTGATAAGTATGGATATACTAATCGTTTAGGAGGACTTTCTCGCATCTTTAATCAAGAATACTGGAATTATGCTAAATTAATATCTGCTTTATTAAGAGGTGGTATTGAATTAGATAAGGTAGTTAAGATTATTGATGGAATGCATTTTGAGTCAGATACTCTAAATACTTGGAAGAATGGTGTAAAGCGTGCTATTAAAACTTTTATAGTTGATGGAGTTACTTCACATGAAGTTTGCCCAGATTGTGGTGAGCATTTGATATACGAAGGGGGATGTACTATATGTAAAAATTGTGGGTTTAGTAAATGTGGATAGATCCGTGCTTTAGACAACAGGGTATTGCCAAGTATAAAGAATTAAAAGATGATGGCAAGTTTGAAGGGCTAACCAGAGTACAAATTATTAAATTACTACGTAGTGAAACTGGACTTGGTTTAGCAGAATGTTCATCTATCTATAGAGAATTAAATACTATGACTATTCTATTAGATAAACTAACTGATGATAAAACTGTTATAGGTAATATTCTCACTGGGCTTAAAAAGAAAGGCGGCTATTGCCCATGTAAAATTGGGAAAGAAGACGAAAATCTCTGCCCTTGTAAAGAATATCGTGATACAGAACATTGTCATTGTACATTATACAAGAATGCCTAAATATACATTACACGTTCCTGTTTATGGATCGTTAGATCTTGTGATTACAGCAGAGAACGAACAAGAAGTACTAGAGAGGTACTTAGAAGAAAGAGATAACTTATTAAAGTTTAATGATGGAAAACTGCAAGATGACTTAGATATATCATATGTAGTTCAAATTAATAATAAGACACAATGTTAAAAATTATTATCCTTATCTTTTTAGGGTTAGAAATTCTTTCACGTGTAATAGCGTTAGGAAATGATGACTTTAGAAATAAAATGGCAATGATGCTAGAAGATACTGTAAAAGATTTCAGACTAAATGGTTCTAAAACTAAAATGAACCTTGCAGTATGGATATTATTCTTTATTGCAGTTCTTTTATGCTAGTAAATATAAAGAAATTAGTTCCTGAAGCAGTAATACCTACCTATGCTAAGGAGGGTGATGCTGGAATGGATTTAGTTGCTACTTCAGTTGATCATAGTAATGAGCATTACATTGAATATGGAACTGGGTTAGCTGTTGAAATCCCTGAAGGCTATGTTGGTTTAATCTTTCCTAGAAGTTCTAATAGTAAAAAAGATTTGCAGCTTTGTAATTCAGTAGGTGTAATAGACTCTGGATATAGAGGAGAAATCAAATTACGTTATCGAAGAATTATTAACCCTACTCCCAAAAGAAATTTTGTAGTAACTGATGTAGAATTTCAAGAGGAATTAGAGAGTAAGGTACCTATATTACGTATAAAGGCTGATTTTTCTTGCTATGGTGTTGGAGATAAAGTAGGACAAATTATAATTATGCCAATTCCATTAATTAGTTTTAATGAGGTTCAGAAATTGTCTGAGACTGTTAGAGGCGATGGTGGATTTGGTTCAACAGGAAAATAATGACTACAAAAGAAATAACGCAAACTCTACGAGATGATTTATTGCAAACTATCTATAATCTACAGGATAAATTTCTTAATTTTGAACTTGGAGATGAACAAGTAGAGGTATTGGTTTCTATCTTTGCATTTTTACGTAAGAAGGGATTTGATGAGCTAGTTCTTTCTGGACCTGGAGGAAGTGGCAAGTCTGCTATAACTAAATTAATTGTACTTTACTTAGAAAGACAATGTATTCCTTATATTTTAGCAACCCCAACAAATAAGGCATGTGGAGTACTACATGGTTATACTGAACGTGATGTTATAACACTTCATAAACTTCTAACTTTAAAACCTACTATTGACATAATTAACTTGGATTTTAAAGATCTTCAATGGAATGCCAATTCAATTTCTTCTGGCATTCCATTGAATGGGGTTTTAATCATTGATGAATGTTCTATGATTAACTCTGATTTATACGAGTTTATCAAAGAGAAAGCTAAGATTAGGCAATGTAAAGTAATTTATACTGGAGATGATAAACAGTTATATCCAGTTAAAGAAAAGAAACTATCTAAACCTTTTCAATGCAATCATCAATATTATTTAAGTAAAGTTTATAGACAACAGGAGAATAATCCTCTATTGGATATTTTAAACACACTTAGAGATCATTCAATTAAACAATTTTATGAAATTCGTTCTCCTGAAGGTAATCTTGTAATATTCCATCATTGGAGAAAGTTTGTATCTTCTGCCTCACATCTATTTAAAAAATCAGTAGATTTAGGTAATCCAGGGATTGTGAAATTACTTGCTTATACAAATAAGCGAGTAGAAGCCTTTAATCATATTCTTCGAGATGCCATATTTCAGAATGAATCTGAATATAATGTTGGAGAAATTTTAATGGGTTATGATACTTGTAGTTACAAAGACAAACGAGTATTCAAATCTATGGAATTTGAGATTATAAACTCTGCAGAATACATCGTGACGAATATAGTTCCTGGGCATTGTCAATTGGGGTATATTACATATAAAGGATATTATTTGACCCTTCGTCCAATTAACACAGAATATTCAGAGGATGAAATATTTATTATTTCAAGAGATACTAATGAGAAAGACTTAACTGCTTTAGCTGCATATATAGAACTAATGCGTTTAGATGCAATTCAAGCGCGTTCAAAAATAGTAGCATCAAAATTGTGGAAAGAGTATTTTCGAGTTATGGAATCTTTTACTACTCCTGTTGATTTGGTTTATGGAAATAGAACTGTAAGAAAGAAGACTCTTGATTATGGTTATTGTTTATCTGTTCATAAATCTCAGGGATCAAACTATGATAACATATTAATAGATATGGGTAACTTGTTTACTTGTAAGAATAAAGAAGAGTTAAGACAGTTACAATATGTAGCTTTGTCACGAACTCGTAATAATATTAGTATGCTTATTTAAATGCATGATATATTAATTTCTAGAGATTCTAGAGGAAAAATTAGAGTTGTAGATATTTCATATGAATGAAATGATACAACCCATAGTTTTTTAATTATTAGAAAAACATCTCAATGAGGAGGTAAAGTAACTAACCAACCAATCATTGAAGTTAAAAGAGGGAAGGCGCAACGTACAGCTGCAGAACAAGTTAAATTGGAGTATAACAGTAATGTTAAGAAATACCTTGATAAAGGTTATAAGAACATTCGTGATTTTAAAATAGAGTCATTAGATGATGTGGATGATCCAGGCAAATTACTTGGGGATATAACTACTGATCAATCTGGTGCACCTAAGCCAATGTTAGCTAAAAGTTTTGACGGTGTAGCTACCTCAACATTTGAACATGAGTTTTATGGCTCAACAAAAATTGACGGAACACGATGCCTTATGCATTGAAATGGTTCCGAAGTAACTACATCCTCAAGAGGAGGAAATAATTATAATGTTGCTGCTAATTATATTAGGAAAGATCCTAAAGTAATGAAGTGGCTTAAAGAACATCCTGACATGTGGCTGGATGGAGAATTATATGTACATGGATTACCTTTGTCTTATATCTCTGGTATTGTTAGACTTCAAACTTTGGATGAAAAACATAAACAGTTAAAGTATTATGTTTATGATTTAGCTATCCCTGATGTAAAATTTAAGGATAGATTAAAGATTTTAAAGGATTTTGAGAAAGCTGTTTCTGATTCTGACAAAATTGTAATGGTTAAACATGTAAAAGTATCTGGATGGCTAAATATGAAAGCTCTTCATGATCAATATGTTAATGATGGTTGGGAAGGTTTAGTGATTAGAAATCCTGATAAAGAATATAAGTTTGGAACACGAGACAATCGTATGATCAAACTTAAAATGTTTGAAGATCATGAATATAAAATTCTAGATCTAGTAGATGGCCTTAGAGATGAAGATTTATGTTTCTTAATGGAAACTAAAGAAGGATATCAATTTAAAGCAAAACCTATAGGAGACAGGGCTTTGAAACAATGGTATCGAGATCATATTGAAGAATTAAAAGGTCAAATGGGAACAGTAAAGCATTTTGGTATGACTAAAACAAATACCCCAGTACCAAATCTTCCTGTATTTAAAGCAGTTCGAAATTATGAATAAAAATTTGGAAACTATTGTTAATCAACTAATTGATTACTATAAAGAATTAAACGATTTAAAAGAATCAGGAATTGATATTTCTAAATTAGCAGCACATAAAGTCCTATTTAATTTGTACACGCAGGCCTTAATTGATTCTATCGGACTTGATTTAGCATTAGCTATTCAAAGGTATGCAGAGCATCCAGTGGGTACTATAGAAGAATTTATTGTATATCTTAAGGAAAATTATCCAGAAAATGGCGTAAGAACAGTAACTAGACCTGATGTTAAAGAATTAAAAGAATGTGCAGAAGAAAAAATAATTAGAGAAAAGATCGAGTCTGGAGAATATACCCGTAAAACAGTTCCTGAAAAGATTGATTTTATGACTGAAGAGGAACTTCTTAATATGAATAAAAAAGAATCCACGGCTGCTAAAGATGAGAAAGTCATTAATGATGTATGTCAAAAAATTCCTGAGTATTATGTAAATGGTAAGAAAGTTGCTAAGGAGGTTTATGATGAGGCAATGACTAAATTTGATACTCTCTTAACTAAGTTATTTAAAGCACTCGATGAATAATATTTCTTTTATTGATTTTGTGAATTCAAATATTGAAAAATATATGAAAGAGCAAAATCACAAAATGTTAATTGCGTTTAGGAATATTAAATCTGAATATGTCTATACAAAAGAGAAATCTGGAAGTACAGACGGTGAGATTATTAAGAAAATGTTCAATAAACGAAAGGAGACTTGTGAGATTTATAGGGATAAGAACTTAGAACTTTTTGAAGCTGAAAATCGTGAGATGATTATTCTCTATCCTTTTCTTCCTGTAAGTGTTCCTAAGAATGTGATCCTACAGTATCTTAAAGGTCTTTCTATTGTAAAGGACAAGAAGAATTTTAAGGCCTTTCAAGATGCTTGTGTTGAAGAATTTGGAGAAAAAGTTGAGTCTTCGATTATCTTAGAACACATAAATTCGTAATTTTCATACCTCAAATTTTGATTAAATTATTATTTTGAAGGGGTAGTTCCGCTCAAAATTTTAATCGAAATTTGAGGCTTATTTTTAATATATGGAAAAGATAACTATAAATAAAGATTTTAAGGGTAAAATCTTTTTTACATCAGATACACATTGGCGTCATGGCAACATAATTAAGTACTGTGATCGTCCCTTTGTTAATGTGCAAGAAATGGATCATGTATTGATTCAAAATTGAAATAAAGTAGTTAGTAAGGAAGATATAGTTTTTCATTTAGGCGATTTTGCCTTTGCAGATAAAAATAAATGGAGACAAATAGCTAATTCTCTTAATGGGACAAAATATCTCGTTCAAGGTAATCATGATAGGACAGATGATATTCCAACTGAATGTTTTAAAATGATTCGAGACATGTTGCAAATTGCTATTTATGATGAGGAGTTAGAAGATTATTCCACCTTCATTATGAGTCACTATCCACTGGCTACATGGGCAGGAATTAATCGAAATATATGCAACTTACATGGGCACATTCATAGCACGCCTGATTTAAATGGAACTGGATTTGACATTGTAATTGCTAAAAATGCACCATGGAATCAGTACGATGTAGGAGTAGATAGAAATAATTTTACTCCAGTTAGCTATGAAGATTTGAAAACTATCTTTACAAAACGAATGCTTTATGGAAATAAATCAATTAAGGGTTCACGAAAGAGTGATTAACTTTTTTTATAGAAATTTTGAACAAGGGGTGTTCAGAGTTGATGAAGAAGGGTACGAATATGTGGATAAAAAATATATTAATTTATATGATTCATTGGTATCTAAAATTTGGGCAACCGAATCTCTAATATGGATTTAGATATTTATGTAGAGAAATTGTATCAGGCTTGAATTAAATATAAAGGAGTTAGAATTCTTGTAGACTATGATGATACAATTAAACCGTATAATACAGCTTCTGAAGCTCTTTGTAAAGACATAATTAATACTTTAATTAAAGCCCAAGAACTAGGAGCTACGGTAGTTCTATGGACCTGTAGATCTGGGACCCGTTTAAAGGAAGCTGTAAATTATTGTAAATCTGTAGGATTAGAATTTACTGATGTCAATCCTGTAGAACCTTTCTTACCAGGGTATTCTATGAAAGCCTATGGTAATATACTACTTGATGATAAAGCTGGATTAGAACAAGCTTTAACTACATTAAAATTAGCATTATACAAATATAAAAAGTTCGTTTATGAAATTAACGAGAAGCAAAGATTGCAATCCTAACTACCTTGCTAAGATTGTACAAATTGATTCATTTAGATCTCACCCTAATGCTGAGCGTCTAAAGTTAGCAACTGTTGATGGATATATAATTTCCACATCAATTGATTCTGCAGAGGGAATCTATGTATATTTTCCTGTTGAATGTGTTATCAATTCCGACTTTTTGAAGGTTAATAATCTTTACAGAAAAGCAGACCTTAATCTTGATCCTACTAAACAAGGATTTTTTGAAGAGTCTGGTCGAGTAAAATGTATTAAACTAAGAGGACTTGCCTCAGAAGGGCTTATCATGCCTATCTATGAGTTGTGTAAATTTTCTGGAGAAGGAATTGCAGAACCTATAGATTCTGTTGAAATGTCAAAATTAGTAGGAACAGAATTTGATACTGTAAATGATAAATTGTTTGTCTGGAAATATGTGATCCCTACTAAAGTTTCTGGTGGAGGAATTAATGGCTCAGCTAAAGAAAAGAAGAAAATTCTTAATATAGTTGATGATCAATTCCATTTTCACATCGATACAGAACAGTTACAGAAAAATATTCATAAGGTTCAGCCAACTGATATTATTAATATCTCTTGGAAAGAGCATGGAACAAGTTTGATTCTATGTAACCTACTTACTAAGAAAAATCTCTCTTTAAAGGAAAAGATTGCTAAATTCTTTGGAATTCCTGTATCTGAAAGTGAATATAAGAAATTTTGTTCATCTAGAAAAGTTATCAAAAATCCTGAACTAAATCCTAGCATGACCAAGGGATATTACGATTGTGATATTTGGAATCTTGCCTTCGAAGTATTAAAGGATTACTTATCTAAGGGGCTTTCTATCTACGCAGAAATTGTAGGATATATGCCTACAGGATCTATGATTCAATCTGGATATGATTATCAATGTATCTATGATCCTAAAACTTATGAGTATTCAAAAATGACTCCTAAACAAATGTATGATGCAAAACTGTTTGACATTATTGTTTACAGAATTACATATACTAATGTAGAAGGAAGAGTTTTTGAATTCTCTACTCAACAAATGAAGACCTTTTGTGAAAAGTATGGAATTCATTGTATTAAAGAGCTCTACTATGGAACAGCACAACAGCTATTTCCTGAGTTGAATCCCAATGAGCATTGGCATGAAAATTTCTTGCAAGCATTAAGAGATAAATACTTAGAGAGAGAGTCTGTTCTTTGTAACAATAAAGTTCCCGAAGAAGGAATTGTTCTTCGTAGAGAAGTAAGTGAAATTGATGTTTATAAACTTAAGTCAGTAACATTCCTTGAAAGGGAAACCAAGATGCTTGATAAGGGAGAAGCTGACATTGAATCAGGACAAGAATAATGAGGTCGTTTTCTAAGGAAGATATTCAGGCACTTAAAGAAAACAAGGAAGTTTTGTATTTTTACAAGCTTCCTTGTTCTTTATTTGATTCTGGATTTCGGTATATTATTGTTACTGATGCTCCAGAACCTCCAGAGAAATATGACAATATATGATACTTTTCTTCAGAATGTTGGTTTCAAAGATTACAGAAGGGAAGTTTACTCCCAATAGTTTGCACATCACTTGGAAAATCCTATAAGATAAAAGAATATGTATCTGTCTATGTAAAGCCAGATATTATAAAGCTTAGAAAATTATTAGAAAACAGTTTATTAGGAGCTTGTAAATATCCTTGAAGTTTATCTGATGATGAAATTATACAAGAATCTTTATGGGGAATCCAAGTAATTAAAGAGGGAAGAGTGAATAGAATTGATGTATTTAAATCAATTTATAAGGTGGCTGAAGCTTTTAGTGAATTTTTAGAAGTATCTGCACCAATGTATCAAATGTGGAGGGAGAATAATGAGTAAGATGATCGTACTTCAAGGCTGTCCTGCTTCAGGTAAAAGTACCTGGGCTAAAGAGTTTATAAAGGATAAGCCTAACTGGGTAATTGTATCCAGAGATGAAATTAGAGAAGGAACTGGTAAATATTGGGTCCCATCTCGTGAAAATTATATTTCTGATATTGAAGAATTTTCTATTAGAGCAGCTATTAATCGTAACTTAAATGTTATTGTAGATGCCACTAATCTTAATCAGAAAACTATTGATAAGTTAACTAAACTCGCTACTGAACTAAAGGTAGACATAGAGTTTAAAAAGTTTGTTATTTCATTCAATGAAGCTTACTGGCGTGATACGAAAAGGACTCGTAAAGTAGGACTGGCAGTATTACGTAGGTTCTTTAATACATATTTTCCTGATATGTCTCAGGAAATTGTAAACCAAGAAAAGGAATCTCCAGCTAAAGAAAGATTTATTCTTAAACAAGATGAAACTCTTCCTCATGCTATTATTTGTGATATTGATGGAACTTTATCATTAATGAATGGAAGAGGTCCGTTTGAGTATCATCGAGTAAATGAGGATCTTCCAAATAATCCTGTCATTGATTTAGTTAACTCTTTATCAAAGATGTATCAAATTATTATTGTTACAGGTCGTGAAGATACCGAAGTATGTAGGAAAGAAACTCTTAAATGGCTGAATAGATGTAGCGATTTTTTATTCTATATGAGAAAAGAAAAAGATTATAGAAAGGATGCTATTGTTAAGACTGAAATTTATAATGAACATATTAAAGATAAATATTGTGTAGCTGCGGTATTCGACGACCGAGACGCTGTTATAAAAACTTGAAGAGAATTGGGTCTTTTAGCTAATCAAGTATACTACGGAGATTTTTAGTTTGATGATATTTAATAGTTTTGTAATCATAATAAACTATATTACCTTTATATATAAAATACTATATTATGAATACAAAATTAACTAAAGAACTTTTTGAACAAGTTAAAACTCTTAGAGAACAGGGATTGAGTTTTTGCAAAATTTCCAAGATAGTACATATTGATAGGAACATTATTAGCATCTGACTTAAAACAAATCCTAGTGAATTAAAATTTAAAGAAACCCTATTAATAGACCAGTCTCATAAGAAATGTTGTAGGTGTGGAAAGATTAAAGATATTTCAGAATTTCAAAGAGGCAGAAGAGGAACATCTAAAGAATATATTTTTGATTACTGTAATCAGTGCAGAAGACATCAGATATATGAAAATTTAAATTCTGATTTTAACAAATGATTTAAACAGAAGTATAATAGATGAAAGACTGAAGCAAAAAGAAAAGGAGATATATTTACTATTACTTTTTCTGAACTTAACGATATTTACCTAAAACAAAATAAATTATGTTTTTATTCAGGCATATTAATGACTTGAGGGGTTAATAAAGGATTTACGGACCGAAATATTATATCTATAGATAAAGTTATTCCCGAAAAAGGTTATATTTCTGGTAATGTTGTTTTATGTACTAATAGATTCAATACTATTAAAAATGACCTATCTCTTGAAGAATTGAATAAATACATTCCTGCATTTTATGATAAAATAATGAATTGTGAATGATTAAAACTATAATATATGACTGTTGATGAATTTAATGATAAATGGAAGAACCATTTAGAAGAAGGATTTGAAGGATTGGAGTTTAGTGATGCTGAAGGGAAGGTTGTGGATTGGTTAGATAAACATTTTGTTTTATTTGAATTAATAAATCCAGAGTTTACTTATGCGCAAATTAAACTCAAATTTGGAATGGCCAGAGTATATCTTCAAGGGCTTCCTATTACATGTGCACAAATAGCAGAAGATGCAATAAATAAAATTATGAAATGCGAACTTTAATTAAATTATATCAGATGCTTTATATAGGAGTATGTAGGATGAATTACTACATTACTCCTATATATGAGCCTATTCTATTATTTATTAGTTCTTATGTCTAAGAATATTCCTGATAGCTGTTGAGATAATGATCCTTCAGCACCTTGGAATGATATACAAGTAACTTATAATTATAGGTTATATGTAAATCTCGATGGTATTCTATTTGCTTCCGAAATTATAAGAGAAGTAACTACATTTGGTTACTTTGAAATCAAATCTCCAGATGATTGGTCTTTTCTTGAAAATGATATTTATCAAGTTATAGAAGATAATCTTGGGGATGAAATTAAGGAATGTAACTACAAGATTGACTTATTAAATTGAAGCTATAATGAATAAATATGTAATTGTAGAATGACCAGATATTCAATTTTTAATGACTGAATCTGGTTTTAACGAACATGCCTGTCTCATTAATGATGATGAATGAGTGTCTAAATATGGTTCTTCTGCATACTTTGTTGAAGAAGAATGATTAAATAGAATATCATATGAAAGCTAAAGTTAAAAGATTTGATCTTGAAGTTGAACCAATGACAAAATATGATTATAATAATTGTATTTTGAAACTTCAAGTACAACATAGAGAAAATAAGAGAATCAATGGATTCTATTGCAACTGGAATGGTTATAAGTTCTGAATAGATGAAATTAACTTTAACAAGATATATACATTATATGAGTAAACTTATTCCAGAAGTATACGATATAGAAACTATTTCTAATCTATTTACTTATGTTTCATATTTACCTGATTCTGATGAATGATTTGAATTTGTAATACATCGCAGTCAAAATGATTCAGAAAAATTATATAATCATTTAACTAGACAAGGTTTTTTTCAAGTAGGATTTAATAATAATAATTTTGACTATCCTGTATTACATCATTTTATTAGACATTGAAATGAATATAAATATCTTGATGGAGAAGAATTAGCAACAAAACTTTATAAAAAAGCTCAAGATTTAATCAATTCTTCTGAATTTAGAGAAATTAGTGATAAAAATAAATTTATAATTCAAATTGATTTATTTCAAATCTGGCATTATAACAATAAAGCACGCAGAACTTCGTTAAAAGACCTTGAATTTGCAATGAGAATGGAAAATCTTCAAGAAATGCCTATTTCTCATGAACAATATTGTACTTCATCAAATATTCCACTTGTACTTTCGTATAATAAAAATGATGTATTTGCAACTAATAAGTTTTATCAAACTACTTTAGGTAAAACTGATTATCCAATATATATTGGGAGAAATAAAATGGAATTGAGAAAACAATTTAGAATTATGTTTGATATTCCATGTTATAATTGGCCTGATGTAAAAATTGGAGAACAACTCCTTTTAACGTTATATAGTAGAGCAGTTAATGCAAATCCTTTTGATATAAAAAAGTTAAAAACATATCGTGATAAAATCTGTTTAAAAGATTGTATTCCATATTGGTGTAATATTAAAAGTAAAGAATTTAAAAAGTTTTTAGATATTTTAAATAATACAACAATTATTCCAGGATCTAAAGATTTTTCAAAAACTATTTATTTTCATGGAATAGGATTTGATTTTGGATTAGGTGGATCACATGGTTGTATTAAGTCTGGAATATATGAATCTAAAGATGGATTTATAATTTTAGATCTTGATATTTCAAGTCTATATCCAAGTATAGCTAAATCACTATGTCTTTATCCTGAACATCTGGGAAAAAGTTTTAATAAATTATATACCCAATTTATTAAAGTCCGAATAGATGAAAAACATAAACCTAAAGCTGAAAGAAATAATGCATTAATTGAAGGATATAAACTTCTTCTAAATGGAACTTATGGTAAAAGTGGAGAAGAAACATCATTTTTATATGATCCTTTATATACATATAAGACTACAATTGCTGGACAATGTTTTATATGTATGTGGGCAGAACAAATGGTAGAAGTTTGTCCAGAATTAGAATTTATTCAAATTAATACGGATGGCATTACAATTAGACTTCCAGAAAATAAAATAAATAATATAAAAGAAGTATGTATTAAGTTAGAAGAACTTACTGGATTACAAAGTGAATTTAGTTATTATAAACAGATGATAATACGAGACGTAAATAATTACGCCGCAGTTTATGATGATTCTACTAAAGAAAACGAACATATAAAACTAAAAGGATGTTTTGAAATATATAAAGAGTTTCATAAAGACTCATCTATGAGTATTGTTCCAATTGCTTTAAAAAATTATTACATATATAATATTCCAGTAGAAGAAACAATTAAAAATCATAAAGACATATTTGATTTTTGTATTAGGTTAAAAATTAATAGTTCATCTAAAGCATATTTTAATTATCTTAAAAATTTTCAAAGAATATCTGAGCCTTTATCTAGAACAACTAGATATTTTGCATCAAATAATGGTGGATCAATTACTGTTTATTATAATGGATCTAAAAGAGTGACTCAATTAAATAAAGGTAAACAATTTACATTATTTAATAGTTATTTTAAATCCGATAATTATAATATTGATTATAGTTTTTATATAGCTGAAACATATAAAATCATTAATGCTATTGATGATGGACAATTAACATTATTTTAAATGAAAATATATGAACTAGTCTTCTATTGGGAAGATATATACAATGGTTGTGAAATTACTGAAACTATATTAACAACTAGTCGTGAATGTGTTAAAGCAGAAATAGAAGATTTTAGAAATAGTAGTTTAGAAAATGGTGGTGAAGAAGTTGAATCTTCATACAATCATTACATCTATGCGTATAAAAACAACAATGTTAAAACATTTATAGACGGTTGGTCAAATCTTAAAATATTTGAGCATGATAAAATTAATTAAATTTGGGGCTTCATATTGTGCGCCCTGTCGCGCCATGATGCCTATTCTTGAAGAACTCAAAAATAAGATAGAAATAGAAGATATCGATGTGGATGAAGTAGATCCTATTGTGTTAACTAATTATAAAATTAGAAACATTCCTGTACTTGTTTTAGTTCAGGATAATAAGGAAGTTTGGAGGCACGTAGGAAGTATTTCTAAAGTAGAATTAGAAAATTAAAGAATATGAGGCTAATTAAACCATCTTTTGAAATACTTGAGCAGGAACCAGGTATTCAAGGAATATATAAGCAAATTGAGAGAGCAGGGAGAACATGCTATAAATCAGAGGATCGTATTACAGAAGACTCAGCAGAGAAATTTGTTAATATGATTAAGGATAGACAGCATACTGCTATGCTTGAACATGGCACTGTATATCTTTATATTCATAAGGATCATGCTTACAATGTAATAGGTGATAATTGGGTAACTGAACAATACCTTTCTAATTCTTACTCAGTTATTAATACAGATTCTTATGGTAATTATCATATCACAACTAATTACAGAGTTTTATATGAAAATGACTGGCTTGACGATTTAAAATATCTCTGTGAACCTACTGAATATCATGAAAAACGAATTACAGTAAAGTTTATTTGTGATCGAGGTGTTTCCCATAGAGAAATTTGTGGCTTAGTGTAGTAATACACTTCGAAAATTGGGTGAATTGCTGGAAAGCTAAAATTTCAAAATATAAATTTGTTGAAATGTGTCAAAAAGTTGTAAATCATGCTAATCAGCAGCCAAGTCAAGATTAGGTTAAAAGATCTTGAAAGGTTCAGAGACTACGAAGGTGAGCCTAACAATAATCCTTCGCAAGAGTGCCCAATATCTTAATTAAAACTATATGAAAACTTATTTTGATAAAATAACTCAAACGTGAGTTAATTATAAACCTGAAATTTATTGATCTGGACTAATATGTTCAGAAACAGGAGATAAAATATACATCAATGATGTATATCAAGTGTTAAATGCAGCAGGTTGAGATAGACCTGTAACATTAACTTGCACAGAAGATACATGTAATAATGCTAATACATGATATTCAAATAAAAAGTTAAAATATAGAAAATTAAGATAATGATATAGTCCGATACTCCTTTGAAAAGAGGAGAGTACAGAATAAAGAGTCTGTACATAACAAATGGAATTTGTAAGGCATAGAGTATTTAGTTTTGCTCAAGAAAGTACCCGTTAATAGAGCAATAGCGGCCTAATAGAGTAATCTGTTATGAAAATCCAGTGAATTGCTGAAAAGCTAAACATAATAATGCATGCTAATCAGCAGGCAAGCCAACCTTTAACAAAGTTGGAAGCTTCAGAGACTAATAGTTGAAACTTTATGGAAAATATTATAGTAAATTGTAAAGAGTGCCCAGATTACTGTGTATTTTTAGAAGGAAAGGATTATGAATGGTGTAGTTGCTATAATTTCTTTAAAGAATATAATACTGACACGAGTGCTGGACATCCTATAAAGGATGATGATATAGTCCGATACTCTGAGGAAACTCAGAGAGTTCAAGATAAAGAGCTTGAACATTAACTAATTGTACTGTAATTATAGCAAAGATAAGTTCGGAAGTGAGCTTACTTTTATTATTCCTTATTGGACAAATATTCCAGAAGGACAAAGTTATTGGCATGATGGCATTGGGTATCGTGTAGGAGCAGATATTCAAAATAAAGATTTTGGATATATTGAGAAGTCTCCAAACTATTTTAATTTCTTATCTTCTTTAGAAGAATCAGAAAAATGTTATTTTAGACTATTAAATGAAGGATGGGTTCCTCAACAAGCTCGTTCTATACTTCCAAATTCTCTC